CCTCCAGACCAAGTACAACACCGATAAGACCGACTACGAAAACAAGCTGACGCGCCAAGCCTACGAGTACATGGTGCGCGAGCGCGCAAACAGCTTGCAGTTTTCGTCTGCTTCGGCAAAAAAGGCGTTCTTGCAGGAGGCTATCGGCAAGGACTTCAAGGTAGACGGTGAAAGTCTGCTGGGCTACGAGGATTTCGTAACCAAGTATAAGGCGGATGACCCCGGCGCGTTTGCGGCGGAGAAAGAGCCGGAAGGAGCACCAAAGGGAAAGCCGACTGTGGTACTGCCCAGCGGCGGCAAGCCCGCTCCCGGCAAAAAGTATTCCCTGTCGGAGCTCATGATGCGACACAACGAAAACCCCGACGCGCCGATTGCCTTTGATGAGTGACCGGCGCAAACCTGAACGAAGAAAGGAAGATGAATCATGGCTGGCAAGTTTAACGCCAAGTTTTTCAACGGTGAAGTATTCCAGAAATACATCGACCGCATCCCCAACCCCCGCAAGACGGAACTGCTCAAGTCCCGCGCTATCCGCAGTCGCCCTGAGCTGGCCTCCTCCATGCGCGACGAAGTAGGCGGCAACTACATCAGCACGCCCCTCAAGGGTCTGATTTCCGGCTCTGTCCCCATGAACTACGACGGCAACACCGACATCACCCCCTCCAGCACGGAGACCTTTATGCAGTCCCGTGTGGTCGTCGGTCGCGCCAATGCGTGGGCGGAGCTGGATTTCAGCTACGACATTACGGGTGGCGAGGACTTCATGGAGAACGTCGCTGAGCAAATCAACGACTACTGGAACGAAATCGATCAGGATACCCTCGTTGCTATCCTCAAGGGCGTGTTCAGCATGACCGACACGCAGGGCAAGAAGTTCGTGACGACCCATACGCACGACGTGACCGCCCTGCTGAATGCGGACGGCAAGACCGGCGTCATGGATGCTACGACCATGAACACCGCCATCCAGCGGGCCTCCGGCGACCAGAAGGGCAAGTTTACGCTTGTGCTGATGCACAGCGTTGTGGCAACCAATCTGGAGAACCTGAAACTGCTGACCTACCTCAAGTACAACGATGCGGACGGTATGCAGCGCGACATCGGCCTTGCGACGCTGAACGGTCGTCTGGTGCTGGTGGATGACTCCATGCCCGTTGAGCACGGCTACGATGCCGCCACCGCCAGCACTACGGGTGCGGTCAAGGTAGTTGCTTCCGATGCGACCACTGGCCAGATCAACCTTGCGGACGTGAAGAAGGGCGATTTCTACCCTGCCAACGTTGCGGCGGACGCCTATGTGGTCGAGGCCACCCACTACATTTCCTATGTACTGGGTGACGGTGCCATCGAGTATACCGACTGCGGCGCTAAGACCCCCTATGAAATGGACCGCAACCCTGCTGTCAAGGGCGGTCAGGATCTGCTGTACAGCCGTCAGCGCAAGTGCTGGGCGCCCTACGGTATTTCCTTCACCAAGGCCTCTATGGCTTCTGCTTCCCCCACGGACGCGGAGCTGGCGAAGGGCGCGAACTGGGAGCTGGTATCCTCTGCGGGTACTACCAAGACGTACATCGACCCCAAGACCATTCCCATTGCCCGCATTATCTCCCTCGGCTAATCGCCGCAGGGATGAAAGGAGGGCGGTCTGAATGGCGCACGCGCAATACCTGACGTATGACGAGTACAAGGCATACGGTGGCGCACTTGCGCCCGCCGCCTATCCTCCGATGGAGCTGAAAAGCCGCAAACGCATAGACTACCTGACCGACTCCCGCGTACAGAACATGCAGACTGTACCGGATGCGGTCAAGCTCTGTGCGTTTGCGCTAATTGCTCTGGAGGAAGCTGTGGGCGTGGAAGCGCAAGCCACCAATCCCGCCGTCACCTCTTTTAACACGGACGGCTATTCAGAATCCTACGGCAATACTCTGAACGCTGATGAAGCGCGTCGGCAAATGAACAAGCTGGTAGGCGAGTATCTGTACGGCGAACGGGATGACGACGGCGTACCACTTTTGTATCGCGGGGTGAGAGGATGAAGCTGTGCAATGATACGATTACCGTTTTCAACGCAAAGCTCGATCAAACCCTCGATGCGACGGTGTACGTCCCGACCGTGATTCACGGCGTATCGTGGTACGGCGGCGAAAAGTCCACGGTAGACGCGAACGGTCTGAAAGCCGCAAGCCAATACACTATTCGCATACCACTGAAAGCTGATGCCGGGGGCAAAAGCTACGTTGACCCGGTGTACTGGCGCAATTCTGCGGACGTGGCGGGGCTATATACCCTGAATGAGGGCGACCTGATGGTAAAGGGAGCGTACACGGACATGCTGACGCTACCCGCACAAATCAAAGCACTGCACGGTGTAACGATTCTCGCGGTCACGGACAATCGACGGGCACCCAACGCCCCGCATTGGAAGGTGGTGGGGACTTGAGTGTGACCATTAAAGCGGCCTTTCAATGGAACGGCGACGGCGACCTTCTGCGCGCCAAAAACCTTGAAACGGGTGGGCGGGTGCAGACCGCTATCGACAATGCGGTCATTTCCTACTGTATGCCGTACTGCCCGTGGGAAACAGGCACACTGGCGCGAAGTCCGTTTGCGGCTTCTCCTCCGGGCGGAGGACAGGTCATATATGCAACGCCGTATGCCAGATACCTGTATTACGGGGAGGTCATGGGGCCGAACATCCCCGTGTTCGAGGACGATACGGGAACGCCTACACGGTTCTTTTCGCCGCCCGGACAGGAGAAGCACCTGACCGGCAGGGCGCTGACCTTCCGAATGGATTCTAATCCGCTGGCGGGTGCGTTCTGGTTTGAGCGCATGAAAGCCGACCACATGCAGGACATTTTGGAGGAGGCGAGAAACGTTGCCAACGGTAAATAACGTAGAACACCTCCGCAAGTGGTTTCGCCAATGTCCGGCACTGTCAAAGGCTAACCATTTCAGGGTTGACTATCTGGCCGAAGAAGCGACGGAGTACGCGCTGTATGCGGTTCCGTCTACCGTGAATTACCATGAAAATGTGCTTGGCGAGCACGTTCCGAACGATATTCAGACCTTGAATTTCATCTTTGCGTCGAAAGAAGTGTTCGGAGCGGCAGAAGCACAGAACATTGCCAATTATGGCTTCTATCAGGACGTAATTGACTGGATTATCAACCAAAACTCTTCCCGCAATCTCCCTTGCGTGAATGAGGGGCGCGTACTGTCAGTTGTCCCCACGCTGACACAGTACGTCTCCGCGCCCGGTGCAAGCAGCGCAAAATACCAGATTCAAATCAAGCTGACTTATCGCAGACGCTAAGAACAAGGGAGCTGATTAAGTGTATGCGCGACTAATAAGCGGTTCCCTTTTCTTCTCCTCCGACGCCGGACGAATCAGAAAAGGGACTTTGTATCTCAATGACGGCGCGTTTTTCAGCGCGTCCGACCTAACCATCATTTCCGTGAAAGGGGATAAGAAAATGGCAAAACTTGAACGTAACCGCGGTATGTATTTTGGCTCTTGGACGGGGCAAGACATCGAGGAAAAGGCCAGCGTCTCCATCGGCGATAGTTCGGGCGTTACCGACTGCACGGTTACTGCCGCCACCTTCGGCACGTCGGTCAGCGACGTATCCGGCGAGTACACCTTCCTCTACGATGGCTCGAACTGGACGCTGAACGGCAACGTTGTCAGCGACATCAGCACCGCCTATGGCTTGTCCATCACCGGCGACCCCGCGGACGGCGACATTCTCGTTGTTGATTACACCGCAGCTACGAGCGGCTGGGAGGCGCTGGGCAAGGACAACGATGACCTCTCCAAGGAGCTGAATCCCGATACCGAGACCAGTCAGAATGTGCTGGGCGAAACCAACTTCAAGCACTCCGGTTATACGCCTGAAATTGGTCTCGACCCCTACTACATCGACCCCTCCCGTAAGATGTACGACCACCTGCGCGAGGTGGCGCTGGAGGAACTCTACGGCGAAGGCGACCTGATGGGTTACTTTGCCGAGGCATATTTCCAGACCGCAAACCGCAAGACGCAGAAGATGACCGGCTACTGCTACGTCCGTCAGGCGTGGTTCGTGCCTC